GCTTTAGATAAAGGTGGAGAAAACTTTAAAAAATTATACAATGCCTCAGATGTCACAAAAAGAAATAGAAATGGTCAGACAAAGTCTGGCTTATACTCTTTGTTTATCCCAATGGAATGGAACTACGAAGGATTTATTGACGAGTATGGAATTCCAGTCTTTACTACTCCTGATATCGATAGACTCACACCAGACGGTGAATTAATAGATTTAGGTGTAATAGATAGTTGGCAAAACGAGGTTGATGGTTTAAAAGATGATCAAGATGCTTTAAACGAGTTTTACCGTCAGTTTCCTAGAACTACAGAGCACGCGTTTAGAGATGAGACTAAGAACAGTATATTTAACTTAATAAAAATATACGAACAGATAGATTACAACGAAGAGTTATCTAGAACTTTAGGAATTACAATTGGTAATTTTCAGTGGGTAAATGGTATAAAAGATTCACAAGTTATATTTTACCCAGATCCAAAAGGTAGGTTTAAAGTTAGTTGGGTTCCACCTCAACAACTACAAAATAGAGTGATACTTAAAAACGGTATAAAATATCCTGGTAACGAACACATGGGTGCTTTTGGTTGTGATAGTTACGATATATCAGGTACAGTGGATGGCGCGGGATCTAAAGGAGCTTTACACGGCTTAACTAGGTTTAGTATGGAAGACGCTCCAGCTAACAGCTTCTTTTTAGAATACCTGTCTAGACCACCAACAGCCGAGATGTTCTTTGAAGACGTTCTAATGGCTTTAGTATTTTACGGGATGCCTATACTTGCGGAGAACAATAAACCTCGTCTCTTGTATTATCTGAGACGTAGAGGGTATAGAGGGTTTAGCATGAATAGGCCTGATAAGATATGGAACAAATTATCTGTAGCAGAAAAAGAGGTTGGTGGTATACCTAACTCCTCAGAAGATATTAAACAAGCACACGCAGCTGCAATTGAGATGTATATTCAAGATCATGTTGGAATGAAGCAAGATGGTACATTTGGAGATTTGTATTTCAATGAACTTTTAAACGATTGGAGTAAGTTTGATATAAATAAAAGAACAAAGCATGATGCATCTATAAGTTCTGGTCTAGCTATTATGGCTAATAATAGACATTTATACGCACCAAACGCAAAGATAGAAAAACCAAAATTAAACATACATATATCTAAGTATTCAAACAAAGGTGGTATGTCTAAAATAATTAAGAAATAATATGAGTTATACAGGAAGTTTTCCAAGTCAAGTTGTTAGTGATGCAGAAAAGATAAGTTATGAGTATGGTTTGAAAATTGCAAAAGCGATTCAAGGTGAATGGTTTGGTGATGAAACGAACGTACATGGTAATAGCAGGTATAATAATGTGAAAAATAACTTTCGCAGCCTAAGATTATACGCTAGAGGCGAACAGCCTATTCAAAAGTACAAAGACGAATTATCTATTAATGGTGACTTATCTTACTTAAATCTAGACTGGAAACCAGTTCCAATTATACCTAAATTTGTTGATATAGTAGTTAACGGTATGGCGGAAAGAATGTTTGACATAAAAGCCTATTCACAAGATCCTTATGGTGTAGCTAAGAGAACTGAGTATATGGAGTCTGTGATGAAAGACGTTAAAACTCAAGAGTTAAACTTACTATCACAACAAGCGTTCGGTATTCCATTGAACGAAAACCCACAAGAAACTTTACCAGAAACAGAAGAAGAGGTTGCTCTTCACATGCAACTTACATACAAGCAGAGTATTGAGTTGGCAGAAGAAGCTGCTTTAAACTTTTTGTTAGAAGGAAGTAGATATGAGTTAACTAGAAAGAGAGTGCTTAGAGATTTGACAGTTATAGGTATAGGTGCAACAAAAACAGAGTTTAACACCTCCGAGGGTGCTGTTGTTAAGTACGTAGATCCAGCCAACTTAGTTTACTCTTATACTGACTCACCATACTTTGAAGATATATATTACGTTGGCGAAACAAAAATTATACCTATAAATGAACTTGTTAAAGAGTTTCCACATTTAAAAAACGAAGATCTAAAGACTATAACACAAACAAGTCCTAATCAGTACAGTACTTTTTCTAGAAAATCAAAAGACAACGATAAAAATAAAGTTCAAGTTTTATATTTTAATTATAAAACATATATGAATGAGGTTTATAAAGTTAAAAAGACTGGAACTGGAGCTGATAAAATTATACCTAAAAACGATAGTTTTAATCCACCAGAAAACTTAGAGGGTGGATATACTAAAATGCTTAGACAAGTTGAATGTTTGTTTGAAGGTGCTATGGTTGTTGGTACTGAAAAGTTGTTAAAATGGGAGAAATCTCAAAACATGATGCGATCTAAAAGTGATTACACTAAAGTTAAAATGAATTACTCTATCGTAGCCCCAAGAATGTATGAGGGAAGAATAGAATCTTTAGTTGGTAGATGCACTGGTTTTGCTGATATGATCCAGTTAACTCACTTAAAGTTACAACAGGTTATGTCAAGAATAACACCAGATGGTGTTTATTTAGATGCAGATGGTTTAGCTGAGATAGATTTAGGCAACGGCACGAACTATAATCCGCAGGAAGCTTTAAACATGTTCTTCCAAACTGGATCCGTAATAGGAAGAAGCTTTACGTCAGAAGGTGATATGAATCCAGGTAAAATACCTATCCAAGAAATAAATACAAATAGTGGTAGTGGTAAAATGCAGAGTTTAATACAAACTTATAACTACTACTTACAAATGATAAGAGATGTGACTGGGTTAAACGAAGCATCAGATGGATCTAAACCTGACAAATACTCTTTGGTTGGTGTTCAAAAGTTAGCGGCAGCAAATTCAAACACAGCAACAAGACATATATTGCAATCAGGATTATTTTTAACAGCAGAGACTTGTGAAAAGTTGTCATTAAGAATATCTGATATCATAGAGTATTCACCAACAAAAGATGCTTTTATACAAGCTATTGGAGCTCACAATGTAGCTACGTTAGATGAAATGAAAGAATTGCATTTATATGATTTTGGTATATTTATTGAGCTAGCACCTGATGAAGAGCAAAAAATGCTTTTAGAAAATAACATCCAAGCAGCTATAGCGCAGCAGGGTATAGATTTAGAAGATGCTATTGATTTAAGAGAAATTAAAAGTGTTAAACTAGCTAATCAGCTTCTTAAGATACGTAGAAAGAAAAAGATAGAAAGAGATCAAAGGATGCAGCAAGAAAACATTAGAGCTCAATCGCAAGCTAATCAAGACGCACAAGCAGCCGCAGCACAAGCTGAGGTTCAAAAAAGACAGGCTTTAGTTCAAACGGAGATACAGTTAGAACAAGCTAAAGCACAGATGGAATCTCAAAAGTTAAGAGAGGAAACTGAACTTAAAAAACAATTACTAGAAACTGAGTTTGGTTTTAAAATGCAACTAGCTAAAATGCAGCTTGGTCAAGGTGATACTAAAGAGCAATTAAAAGAAGATCGTAAAGACGAAAGAACTAGAATACAAGCCACACAACAATCAGAGCTTATAGATCAAAGAAATAACAGTAAACCACCTAAAAACTTTGAGAAAGCAAGTAATGATACAATAGGTGGATTTGGTCTAGGACTATAGAATTATTAACTATTATTATATTATATTATGGCAGAAAAAGAAGAGCCAATCGCAAATGACGAAACTGGCAAAATTAAAGTAAAAGCAAAAACAGAAAAACAACCAGACGGTAACCAGACAGAAGGTAATGTTACCAAGGTTGCGGCAAAAATGAAAAAGCCTGCTGAAGTTATTGAGCAAACAATGACTAAAGTGGATTTAAGCAAGCCAGTAGAAACTAAGGTTGAAGAGGTTGTTGAAGAAACTCAACCAGAAGAAGTTTTAGAAACACCAGTGTTACAAGAGATCACTGAAGAACAAGCGGCTGTTGAGGAAATAGCTGAGCAAGCAGAGGAAGCTATTGTTAAAGCCGAGGTTACTGGGGAACCACTACCAGAAAACATTCAAAAGCTAGTAAGCTTTATGGACGAAACTGGTGGAGATTTAAATGACTACGTTAAGCTTAATCAAGATTATAACGAAATGGATAATCAAGATTTATTACAAGAGTATTATAAGCAAACAAAACCTCATTTAAACAACGAAGAAATTAACTTCCTTATGGAAGACAACTTCTCTTACGACGAAGATATAGACGACGACAGAGAAATACGTAGAAAGAAATTAGCGCTTAAAGAGCAAGTTGCCAGCGCTAAAAGCCACTTAGACGGGCAAAAGTCTAAATACTATGAAGATATTAAAATGGGCTCTAAGCTTACGAGTGAGCAACAAGAGGCGATTAATTTCTTTAATAGATATAACGAGGAAGAAGCAGAACGTCAAGAAACACTTGAAAAAAATACCTCTACTTTTTTAAATAAAACTGATAATGTTTTTAACGACAAATTCGAAGGTTTCGAATATACTGTTGGTGATAAAAAGTTTAGGTATAGCGTAAAAGATGCTAACAAAGTTAAAGAAACACAGAGCGACATAAATAATTTTGTCAAAAAGTTTTTGAACAAAAATAACGCTATGGAAGACGCTGGTGGTTATCATAAATCTTTGTTTACAGCTATGAACGCGGATGCTATTATTAATCATTTTTACGAGCAAGGTAAAGCAGACGCTATGAGAGATAGTGTTGCTAACGCTAAAAACGTAAATATGTCTCCAAGACAATCTCACGGTGAGGTTGAAATGGGTGGGGTAAAAGTAAGAGTTTTAGGTGATAGTTCTTCTGATTTTAAGTTTAAAATTAAAAACAACAAATTTAAAAAATAATTAAAAATTAAAAATTATGGCAATTACACCAGGAGGTGATTTAAATAGTGTTCCAAGTTCACAACAACAAACACTATCTACAAATTACTTAGACTTAGCGTCTACAGCAAATCAAGGCTGGGCGCAACAATATTTACCAGATCTTATGGAGAAAGAAGCTGAAGTTTTCGGACCGAGAACTATTTCAGGATTTCTTTCACAAGTAGGAGCTGAAGAGGCGATGACAGCTGATCAAGTTGT